TGGCCGAGCACGACCGGGTCCGCTACGCCGACACGGTGTACGAGGTGGACGGGTTCGTGCAGCGGTGGCCGTCACCGACGGGTGCGCTCGCCCACGACGAGGCCGTCCTACGACGAGTGGAGGGATAGCCGATGCCGCCGAGGGTGCGACTCAACCGGAAGGGCGTGCGGGAGCTGCTGCGGTCGCGGGAGGTGCTGTCCGACCTCGAGCGGCGGGCGAACGCGATCGCCGCCGCGGCAGGGGAGGGCATGGAGGTCGACAGCGAGGTTGGGCGCAACCGTGCCCGCGCCTCCGTGCGCACCGCCACCCGCGAGGCTGTGCTCGCCGAGGCGCAGCAGCGGGCGCTGACCCGCGCCCTGGACGCCGGGAGGTGAGACGTGCCCGAAGTGATCGTCTTCCCCGACGTGGAAGACCTGCTCGTCACCTACCTGTCGACCGAGCTGGCCGCGCGTGGTGACACCGCCACCGTGCACACCGTGGTCCCCGCGGACCGACCGGACCGGTTCGTGCTCGTACCGAGAGTCGGCGGAACCCGCGCCAACCTCGTCGTCGACAACGCCACCATCGGCATCGAAGCATGGGCCTCCACCGACAAGCAGGCACACGACCTGTGCCAGCTGGTGCGGGGCCTGGTGCACGCACTCCCCGGCCGCGTCGTCGACGGGGTGACCTTCTACCGCACCGGCGAGTTCGCGGGCCCGACGAACCTGCCCGACCCGGTCTCTCGCCAATCCCGCTACATCTTCACACCCACGGTGTCCTGCCGTGGCACTGCGGCCTGACCTGTCGTCCCACCGTCCCGCGCCGGTGGCCCACCCGTGAAAGGGGAATGTCATGGCGCTTGACGCCGCCAATGTGGACGTCGCCGTCACCGGCGCCGTTTCCTACGCCGAGGTTTCCGCGACCCCGCCAAGCGACGCGGAGACCCCGCTCGACCCGGAGTACCGCGACGTCGGCTACCTGTCCGAGGACGGTGTCGTGGAGACGCGAGACCGCTCCACCAACAACATCATCGCCTGGCAGGGCTCCGCTGTCGTGCGCTCGGTGATCTCCGAGGCGTCGATCTCGGTGCAGTTCACGATGATCGAAACGAACCCGAATTCGATCGAACTGTTCTACGGGTCCCCGGTGGACACCAGCGACGGGTCGGTAGAGATCGACCCCGGACAGACCGGCGGCAAGCGCTCCGTTGTCGTCGATTACGTCGACGGGGACAAGTACGTGCGCCTGCACCTGCCGCAGGCGGAGGTCACCGAGATCGGCGAAACCACCATCGGCTCCACCGAGGCCGTCGGCTACGACGTCACGATCGTCGGCTACCGCGACGCGGAGCTCGGCTACTCGGCGAAGAAGTGGTTCTCCGCTCTGGCCACTGAGGGTTCCTGAGCCCCGCGGTGCCGGCCAACTGCGCGGGTGGTCGGCACCGCGGCCCATCCTGTCCCCGCGCACCGTAAGGAGATCCCCGCGCATGAGCAACAGCCGTAACCGTCGACGCCGACAGAATCGCGCCACCACGGGAGCCGTCACCAGCGGGCCCCGCGCCTACACCTTCACGCACAAGGGCAAGACCTACCGGATGCCCGACGCGCACAAAGCGATGGAGAAGGTGCCCGCCGGGGTGCTGATCGACATGTTCACCGGCGACGGCAAGCAGGCCGCCGACGCCGAGATGCAGCTCGGCATGGCGCTCATCCGCGCCGCCGCATCCGACCTGGAACCGGGCGCGATGGCAGCGTTGCGGGAGAAGAACATGGTCGAGTTCGGCCGCATCATCGGCGCCTGGATGCAGTCGGCGGGGGTGGACGCGGGGGAATCCGCACGCTCCTCGGCCTGATCGAGGAGCACCCTTCCGCATTCGCCTACGACTGGCGGACCCGCTTCGGCATGAGCCTGGAGTGCCTGTTCGACGGGCGCATGTCGTGGCGGGAGGCGTGGCTGCTGGCCAACGAACTGGCCTGCGACCCGTCGTCTCGGGTCGCGGCAGCGGTGAACGGGTGGCGGCATCCATTCACCCACGAGGCGAAGATCCTCGCCGACCTCTACGACCTGACCATCACCGCGAACACCGACAAGAAGAAACGCGGCCGGATCAAGCCCTACCCGCGCCCGTGGAAGGTCAAGGGGCAAAGCCACCGCTCGACCAAGCCCTCTGTGGACCAGGCCACGGTACGGGCCGCGCTCGCCGCGCGCGGCCACTGAACCGTCAAAGGAGGTGGCCGTGGCTGAGATCGCCAGCGCCTACGTGTCGCTGATCCCGAGCTTCAAGGGTGGCGCGGCAGCGATGGGCCGGGAACTCGGCGCTGCCGTCGAGCCCGCGGGCCGGGACGCAGGCGAACGAGCTGGAGAGCAGGCGAGCAAGGGGTTCGCCGGAGCGTTCAAGCGATTCGCCGCCGGGGCGGCGCTCTTCGGCGGGCTCGACTTCCTGCGGCAGTCGTTCGCCGACGCCATGGACCGCGCCGCGCTGCCCGAACAGATGGAAGCCCGGTTCGGGCTCACCGAGCAGGTCGCGGCCCAAGCCGCCCAAACCGCCGGCGACCTCTACGCCAAGGGGTGGGGCGAGTCGCTTGGCCAGGTCGGGGACTCGGTGGCCACCGTGCAGCGCGCGCTGGCCGGGTTGGGCACCGGCGAGGATGTCGCGAAGGTCTCCACCCAAGCGCAAGCGCTGGCCGACACCTTCGGCGAAGAAGTTGGCCCCATGGTCAATGCCGCATCTCAGCTCATCAAAACCGGACTGGCAGACAGCATGGAAGGCGCCTTCGACCTGATGACGAAGGGCTTCCAGTCCGGCGCCAACGCCAGCGGGGACTTCCTCGACACCCTGACCGAGTACGCCGTCCAGTTCGAGAAGCTCGGCCTGGACGGCGCCACCGCGATCGGCCTGATCAACCAGGGGCTGAAGGACGGGGCCCGCAACTCTGACTTGGTCGCCGACGCGATCAAGGAGTTCTCCATCCGAGCTGTCGATGGGTCCAAGACGACCGCTGAGGGGTTCGAGGCGATCGGCCTCAACGCCGACGCCATGGCCGCCAAGATCGCCCAGGGTGGCGAATCCGCGTCCGCCGGGCTACAGCAGGTCCTCGACGGCCTCCGCAGCATCGAAGACCCCGTCGACCGGTCCCAAGCCGCGGTGGCGCTATTCGGCACCCAGGCCGAGGACCTCGGCGACGCGCTCTACGCCCTCGACCCGGCGGCCGTGTCCGCCACCGGCGGCATGAACGACGTCGGTGGCGCGGCGCAGGACGTCGCCGACACGATGGGCAGCACCATGCAGGCCAACCTCACCAGCCTGGCCCGCACCTTCCAATCCGGGCTGGGCTCGGCCCTGTCGCTGGTCGTGCCGCTCCTACAAGGCCTGTTCGCTGTGCTGCAGCCGCTGCTGCCTGTGCTCGGGCCCATGGCGATCGCGATCGGCGTGGTCACCGCCGCCCAGTGGGCGTGGAACGCCGCGCTGAACGCGAACCCGATCGTCCTGGTCGTCTCACTGATCGCTGGACTGATCGCGATCCTCGCGCTGGCCTGGCAAGAGTCCGAGACGTTCCGCAACATCATCACGGCCGCGTGGAACGCCGTGAAAACCGCGATCGGTGCGGTGGTCAACTGGATCACCGGCACCATGTGGCCCGCGATCCAGAGCGCGTGGGACGCGATCGTGTCCGCGGCGACGTGGCTGCGCGACACCGTCGTCTCAGCGTTCAACGCGCTCAAGAGCGCGGCCGGGACCGTGGTCAACTGGGTCCGAGACCGGTTCGAGTGGCTGGGCGATCGCCTCGGCAGCATCGCCGACGGGATCAGCACCGTGCTCTCGGGCATGTGGGACGGCATCACCGCCGGAGCGAAAGCCGCGGTCAACGGGGCGATCGGGATCGTCAACGGTGCGATCAGCGGCATCAACTGGCTGATCGACGGGGCGAACATGATCCCCGGCGTGAACATCCCGCACATCCCGGAAATCCCGTACCTGGCGCAGGGCGGTGTGGTCACCAGTCCCACCCTCGCCATGATCGGCGAAGGCGGTGAGGCCGAGGCTGTGATCCCGCTGTCCAAGCTCGACGCGATGCTCAGCAACGACCGCAGCGCTGGCGACCGGCCGCTCGTGGT